TCGTTATTGATGAAGCTGCGATTATACGTTGGGCTAATACTATTTGGGCTTCTCTATTTCCTACTCTTTCTACCGGGGGTTCTGCTATTGTTGCTTCTACACCTTTCGGTATGGGGAATTGGTATCATAAAACTTATACGGATGCTTTATCAGGAGGTAATCCATTTTATCCGATGCGTTTACGATGGGATATGCACCCCGAGAGAGATTTAGCTTGGTATAATAACATGGCGCAAGCATTAGGCCCCAGGAGAACAGCTCAGGAAATAGATGGAGACTTTTTATCTTCCGGGTATTCTGTATTTGACCTTGTTGACATAAAAGCAATCGAAGAATCTTTATCTGATTTTATAGTTATTGAATCCCTTATGAATGGGGCTTTACAAATAGTAAAGGAACCCCAACGGGGAATTTCTTTTTATATTGGGGCAGACGTTGCAACGGGAAGGAGTCATGACTACTCTACTTTTTCTATCATGGATAGGGCAGGAGAAGAATATGCTTACTTTAAAGGTAAAATCTCAACAAGTGCATTTGCGGACTTATTGATGAAGTATGGTAAAAAATATAATAACGCTTTAGTAGCCCCAGAGACTAATGATATTGGGGAAGCAGTTACACGTATTATGCAGAGAGAAGGATATCCTAACCTTTATTACTTCACTAAACTTTTAAAAGCAAAAGGCGAACGTAAACCTAAGGAAGAGAAATTCCCGGGTTGGCTTACTACTTCTAAAAATCGAGGTTTGATAATTGATGAACTAGAGGAAGATGTCAGGAATGATACTGTAATAATAAAAGACCCCTTCTTTGTACAAGAGGCTTATACCTTCATTTATGATAATAGTAATAGGCCCGTTGCTTTAGGAAAAGAGAACCGGAATATCAATGACGACGATGATAATGACCAATCCTTTACAGACGATGCCATTATGGCTAAAGCTATTACTAATTTTGTCCGTAAAGGTAGACTAAGCACCGTAGTAGTAGCCCCCCAATAAAACATATCCTATGAAAATACTTGGATTAAACATCCCTATTTATTTTGGTAAACCTAAACGAGTTTTAGAAGTTTCCCCTGATAAGCAAAAAATTGTTTCTGAAATACCTCACGGGAGAAGTAGTATTTTTGGGGTAAGCCCTGATTTTATATCCTCCCTTGAAAATGGTTTAGTATTTGTAACACAACCTTGGGATTCAAGGATAATATCTTTAATACGTAGGTTATCTTGGACTAATCCTGATGTGGGAATTGCTTTAAACGACCTTGTCCAACTTACTAATACAGGGCATAAAATTTATTTTGATAAAACCGTACCCCCCGAACAAGTTGATAAGATGAGAATGCACCTTGAAAATAAAATGAAAACTTGGGGGGATGGTGTTGCAGGAAGTGAAGGGTTGATAAATAAACTAATTGCTCAAATATATATCTCGGGAGCAATTTCAGGAGAATGGGTTCCTGACCCCGATTTACAGGGTATTAATAATTGCATATTAATTAACCCCGAAAATATCACCTGGGCTTATAACCCCACTACGAGTCGCTATGAGCCTTACCAAAAGGTAAGCGACCAGATACTAACTCGGGGTAAATACGTAGATAAAATTAAATTAAACCAAATAACCTACAAATACTTTGGGTTACACGGGGATACTAATGAACCTTATGGAATTCCCCCGTTTCTTACTGCATTAGAAGCTCTAGTAACTCAGAAAGACATGCTTACTAACGTTAGTTATATTGTGAAGCAAATTGGTTTACTAGGGTTCTTCGAGGCACTATTGGAAAAACCTGCACAGCAAGCTAATGAAAGTGAAAACGCATATAAAAGTAGGTTAGAGCAATTACTAACTACCACAAAGAACAATATACAGGATGGGTTGATTGATGGAACTATCGTAGGCTATGATGAGGACCATGAATTTAATTTTCATTCTACCACTAAAAACCTTAATGGCATAGGAGAGATTTTTAATACCAATGAGATTCAGGTTGCAAATGGCTTAAAATATAACCCTACATTTATGGGGGTAAATACTAAAACTGAAGCTGCTTTAACCATTGTATTTACTAAAATGTTAGCCCAGTTAAAAAATATACAACGGTTAATTAAAGCTTTTCTTGAATACGGTTACGTTCTAGAATTGCAATTAGCCGGATATAACTTTAACTATTTAAGGGTAGAATTTAAACCCTCTACAATAACAGATGACCTGAAAATGCAACAAGGCCAGGAAATAAAAATCCGTAACTATAGTGCGTTATACGCAGCCGGGATTATTTCTCAGGAAACTTTTGCAGACGAGATGGGGTTTGAAGCCCCCGATAAACCTGAACCCCGAGTTCCTTTAGTTGCTCCTGAAACAGGAGAAGATGCTGCTAAAAAGAAGGACAGGAAAAAAGATAAACAGGATTCAGATACACGTACACGTAAAAAGCGTAAAGAACAACCCAAGGATGCTAAGCCGCGTACATAACAATACTAAATTCACTTTAACCTAAATTAGTTGATATGAAATTAATGACTTTAAATCTTTGGGTAGGGCATTCTTTAATCGCTGGGAATATTCCGGTAGATAAAGTTCCCTTATCTAAATATAATCCTATCCCCGAACATTATAAAGCAGATGTAGAAAGTTTCGGTATATTCGACAATTCTTCCGCTAATTATAATACTTTTTATCCCGATATAAACCCCGAAGACCTTCTCCCTAAAGATGGAGAATTTGTATTCCCTACATTCCGGCTTCTTTCAAATGTAGTAGTAAACCGTAATTCTTCTCCAGTTGAATTCCCCGAAGATGTTTTAAAAGCTTCTATGAAATTAATGGTTGGGCAAACAGTATACCCGGACCACGAACAAACAACTGCGAATGCCATAGGCGTAGTGGTAGATGTATTTTGGCAGGAAGCTTATAAGGACGGGAAGAATAAAATCCCTGCAGGGATGAATGGTATATTAAAAATTGATGGGAAAGCTAATCCCCGTATTGCCCGCGGGGTTATGATGGATCCCCCTTCTATCCATTCTAATTCTGTAACTGTTTCCTTTACTTGGGAAAAGTCTCACCCGGAAATGGATAATAATGAGTTTATGAATAAATTGGGGACATACGATAAAAAAGGAAATCTTATTCGGCGTATCGCTAATAAGATAATTGCTTATCATGAAACTTCCTTAGTCCCACACGGCGCTGATCCCTATGCAAAAAAGATTGGGGAAGATAATCACATAGTTCTCCCCGAATATGCCTTTATAAAAGACCAGAAATTAAAATCTATTGACTTTCGTTCTGAACGTTCAGTATCTGATTACAAAACTCTGGAAGAAATTCCCGGGAGCGAAATGTTATCCCTACCAGCTTCAACACTGGTCCATTTATCTTTGCAGGATACTAACCCTAAAAATCCAAAAAATATGAAAGACGTCCTAACCTTTTTAGCAATTCAGCTCGCGATAAAATCCGAAGAGCTTAACGAAGAAAATTACCAGGAGATGGTAAAAACTGCTTTAGCGGCTTTGCAGGAAAAAACTACTACCGCTGAAACCCAGATAGCTACTCTACAAGGAGAACTTGCTACCGCAAATACCACAATTGAGACCCTAACTACGGATAAAGCGGGCTTACAGGAAACTATTAATACCCATGTTTCTGCAAAACTTACAGAAATACGGGACGGAGCAAAGAAGTATTATAAACTAGCATTTGGTGAAAAAGCTGAAGACGCAATACTTGCTAATATTGATAATGCCACTGAAGAAGCTGCTGCTGCTCTCTTAAGTCAGTATAAAACTACGGTTGAAGAGAAAATGCCACTAACCTGTCAGGACTGTGGGTCTGTTAAAGTTTCTCGGAAAAGTTCCACAGAAAATCCCCCAAAGACTGATGAGGATGAATTTGAAGACCTACAGGATAAAGTTCACCAGCCCAAAAAACATATCTGGAGTGAACCCGCTAAAAAATAATTCCCCAGAGGTAAGACTAAGTTATCAAACATAACAATCAACAAGTAAAAACCCGAAAAACTAATTAAATTTTTTACGTATGAAAGTGAAATTTTTCCTAACCCTTTTAATGGGGTTCTTAAGCCTGCTGGTATTTTCTCAGCCTGTCACTGTTACCCCCTCCGCGGGATACCCAATAGTAAAAAGTACTGTAAAATCATACATTGTGCCTATTACTACTCCTACCGCACTAAGTATTAATGCTTGGACGAGTAATGCAATAGATGACACTTCGACATTTGTTGTAAATCTTTCCTATGATGGGCTAACATATTTCCCAGTTTATGATACTGTCTTTGTCCCTTCAGATACTGCCTTTATTCATAACATGGTCCTTATGGGGGGTAAACGAATTAAATATACGTATACCACTGGGCCTAATGATAGTACGGGAACGTTAAAAATTTGGCACCAACCTAATAAGCAACCTGCAGTAAATTTTTACTTCGGCCATGACTTAGGTTTAACCCCTACCCCGTAAATTCTTTCAAAATTTCTTAATTAAATATTAACCCTAAAATTTAATAATATGCCTGGACAAATCGGTGACACAACTAAAACGTTGTTTCTTAATGGGCCTGAGGCTCATAAACTTCATTTGGAGTTTGAAGTAGCAGCTGGCGCTACGATAGCAAAAGGTCAGTTAGTAACTCTTGACGCAACTGGTAAAGTAACTCCCGCAGTTGCTGGTGACTTAGAGTACAATATTCTCGGAGTAAGTATGCACGACGGTGTTGGAGATGATGGTGACTTAGTAACAATTGCTACCCGCGGTTACTCGGTTATCTATGCTGAAGCCGGCGCTGCTCTCGATGCAGGTGCAGTTGAAGGAGATAATGGCCCGGGTACGGAATACCCACAGGTTGTTATCCCTGCTGCTGATTATGCCAGCGTAGTAGGATGGTCACTGGACGTGGCTGTTGACATCGGGGATGTGGTTCGTGTACTTTTGAAAGATTAATTCACTGAGTAATAACAAAAAAACTTAAATATATGAATCGCGCAAAGTACGCAAAAAGCCAGTATAAAGGGAAAATCGAAGAGATGGTAAAGAAATCCATTGCTCTCCGTACCGACAAAGAAAACCCCACTGATGTTTCTCTCAGTGTAATGGTAAAGGAAAAATTCAATACCACTGTTGAAGGACTTCTACATGACCTTGGAATTGACCCTAACTTTACTACCATCCAAAACATGGTAAACCTACCTGACCTCGATGTCAGATGGATTATCCCGGAAATCATTCGCGAAGCTTTATTGCTCGGACTCCGCAGGGGACCGATATATCCTAATATCATTGCTTCAGAAGAGCAGATGTCAGGACTAACAGCAGTAATGCCGCACCTTAACATGAGTGATGCTACTCCTCGCCGGGTAGGTGAAGGTGAAACAATTCCTCTGGGCGCTATCTCTTATGGGTCGAAGACATTCCAGATTTACAAAATCGGTCGTGGTATTAAATTATCATACGAGGTAATTCAGTATGCTTCACTCAATGTGGTAGGATTATTCCTACGGGATTTCGGAGTAAAAATGGGACAGGGTATGGATGTACTTGCTATCAATTGCCTCGTGAACGGGGAACAGGGAGACGGTTCTGAAAGTGCTCCTATGGTAGGTATTGCAACCCCCAATACAAAAATATATCGTGACTTCTTAAGAGTATGGATTCGTATGGCCCGTATCGGCCGTGCCCCAAGAGTTATACTCGGAGGAGAAGCTGCTGCCCTTGATACCCTTGACCTGGATGAATTTAAGAAACGTGCTACCTCAGACCGTGATGCCATCCTCGTGATGAAGACCCCGGTTCCTGCAAGTACTGATTATTATATTCATGGTAACATTTCTGACGACCAGGAAATAATTCTTGACCCAACAGCTGCCATCATTAAGTTCAATGCTCAGCCCCTGCTGGTTGAATCCGAAAGGATAGTTTCTAACCAGACTGAAGCTTTCTATGCTTCAACTACAACTGGGTTTGCAAAAATGTTCAGGGATGCCGCTATTATCATGGATTCTTCGGAAGACTTCTCAGTAGACGGATTCCCATCATGGATGGACGTAGATGCTGCTGAAAATGTAGTTATCGAATAAACACAAAAACTTTTTCATACCATTTTAAGAAAGCGGGAAGACCTTGAGTTTATCCCGCTTTTTTTTTCTCAACTATTTTATAATAACCAAAAACCCTTGTATATGAAAGTAAAATTAAGTCCTAAAGCCGAAATTTTCATTGATATGAAAACCGGTTTAAAAGTAACCAAGCATAAAGAATTTACTGAGGTTACTGCAAAACAGGCTAAAAGCCCATTGTTCAGAAAAGCTCTCAATGGAGGGCACCTTATTGAAGTTGCTGAAGGAACTAAAAAGAAAGAAGAAAAAGTGGAAAAAACTACTTTTGAAATTCTTTCGGAAATGAAGAAAAAATCTGATATGGTGAAGTACCTAAAAGAAAATGCCGAAGCTCTGGATTTAGCTGAAGAGTTTATTGCAGAACTTGAAGGTATGGATAAAGCCGGTATTCTTGCAGAATTTGAACCCGAAGCATAATTCCTATGTCCCTAATTGCTACCTTTTATTTTGTACATACTAATATCCCTGGTAGAGAAGTTCAATTTAGGAACCGCTCTACTGGGGGTGCTGGTTTAGTATATACTTGGGATTTTGGTGATGGTATAACATCGCATGATGTAGAACCAGTTCATACTTATCTCACGGATGGATTTTACGAAGTAACTTTAACCGTAGATGATAATATAAATCCCGTAGTTGTTACTAACAGGTATATCGGTATAAGCGCTACAGGGATAATGCTTAACCAGAGTATTTTTGATTTAATTGATAATTATCTTCCTACTACCGTAACCCTTAGTGTTACAGATAAACAGATATTAATTGATAAATGGCAATTGTATTTATGTATTCTAGTAGACCCAAATATAGCAGAAGTAGATTATAATAACGAATTTGCTTGGCCGGCACTAGTAAATGAACTAATTACCGAATTAGTTGCCTATGATTTAATCATCCAAGGTGCAAATCAATTTATTCTTGGATTAAGCCAATCCGGTACAAGTGGCGGGTCGGGGCAATTAAAGAAAGTAGTAACAGGCCCTACAGAAGCCGAATGGTTTGGTTCTGGGGATGCAGGACAAGCTTGGAATGATATCGTAAAACCCGGGGGAGCCCTTACTCAACTAATAAACCAAATCTGTATGCTTTCCCACAGGCTAAGGATAATGCTACCTATTTGTAAACCCCTTTCATACAGCCCTACAGTTCCTGTAAAACACCCAAGAACAAATACTCTTCCACAATCCGGAAATCCTTTTGGAATACCCGATAGATATTAATTATGGCTTTTCTTACTCCTGCTGAATGGCAGACATACATGGATGTTATTTATGAGGCTTGGGAAACTAATGCTACTGAGCCGGTCATTTGGAAACGAATGGAGCATAAATTAGATATTCATGGGGAAGATACTCCTACAACAATTGCCTATATTGATACTCCTTTAGTGGGGTTATTTCAATACAATTATTTCAGAAGTTGGCCAATAACTCAACCTACTCCTTCTGGGGAAGTAGATATGGAAAATTTCGTATTGCTACTTAGCCGAAAATATTTAGAAGATAATGGCTGGTTAACTGCAAATGGGAATTTCAACTTTAACCCGGGAGAAGATAGGTTTAATATCAGGGGACTTATTTATAAATCTGCAGGGGATACACAAGTAGCAGGAGCTTATACACATCCATTATTAGTATTTGTAATACTGAAACGAGAAGAAACAAAAACTGGAGAAAGGGTTTATCCGTAATGGCTACTGGTTATTCAACATCGCTACGAGGCAAGAGTATGTCTGGTGGGATAATGGGGCAATTAGTAGGGGATTGGGCATTATTAAAACGCTTAACCGAAACTCAACATATCTTTGTAATCAAAGCTGCTGAAGCCGCTTCACTTAACGTAGCAAATAACTTTAAGGCTTTTATTATTAAAAAAATTGAAGGGGGGCTAACAGATTATGGATTCCCTTCGTATTCATCCGGATATTCTCGCTATAAAAAATGGGCAGGAAGTTCAGAAGGATTTTTCTTATTTACGGGGTCTTACGTAAACTCAATCAAAGCTCATTATAAATCTCGTGGGGGAATTAAATTTTATACAGTAGGTATCCCTTGGGATGCTCAACCCCAATCCAATTTACCCGGTGGACAGGACAGGAAAAGTACAATGCCCATAGCAAAATATGCACAAATACTCGAAGTAGGCTTAACATCAAGAAATATTCCCCCCAGACCTTTATGGAGAAAATCTTTCCAGAAATTCGGGGGAAGTAAAAAAGTAAAAACAGAAATAGTTGCAGGTATAGTTGCTGCTTTAAGGGGGATGGGTATACGCGCTAAAGTTTCATTCTAATGTCACAAATACCATTATCAAATATCCAAGAGTTATTGGAACGCTCCGTATTTCACAAAGTACGGATTGAGTGTGTAGATAAAGGATATCTTCCAGATATTAACAGTTACCCTAATACTGCGGCAGGACAAATAGCTTGGGATGCTGCTCTTGCTGCGATTGTGCTTGATAAGGGATTTGCTATCGAGGTTTTCGGTTATAGCAATGCGCAGGATAAATCTACAAAGAAAATACCCCGTATCGCAATTATTTCTCAGGGGTTTCTTCCGGGAGCACTTGGGGGAGACTTAACCCCTTATTTTCATCCCGCAGGTAATGGGACTTTTAATCAATTGGAGATGCCCCCACAAACTGCTGATTATTATTTTAATGTACACCTTGTTGCAAATACAGTCCAGCAAATTCGTATCCTACAAGCTATTCTAGCTATTGCTTTACCAAGACGAAAGTACATTAATACTTATGAAGATTCAACCACTTTCTTTATTCAAAATATTGGGTTCCTTTCACAGGATAGAGCAGCAGAAGGAATTATTGAACACGTATATTCTTATGAAATTCCCGATATGTGGGAAACAGACCCAATAGTAACTGCTACGGGTATTGCACCTCTTGCTGAGATTACAATTGAATCTGTAACTGATGGAACTCCCGATGATATCGTTCTACAAAGTGATGGTAATGATATTTTGCAATTTACATTCCCAACTAGTATATCAACTTTGATTGACCCAGTTAATTATACTGTAGTTATAACCGTTCCCATAGGAACTATCTTAACAAACCTTATCGGGACATTTGCATTATCAACTTTACTTTGCAAAGCTTATATAGGCGCGGTACTCCAGGAATCAGGGGTAACTCCTAATGATTTTACAAACCCCATAACTTATACAATAGAAGCTGCAAATGGGGATGAACAAGATTGGGTGGTATCTGTGGATATACCATCTAAGCCACTTAAACCTACAATACTAAAATAACCAATTAAAAAGTAAAATATGCCTACACCTAAAGTAAATTTCAATGTGGAAAATCAAGCAAAACAGGCTTCGACTCCATATAATGGAATATCCTTCTTCGGAGGTATTACCAAAAGAGGTCCAATTGAAGACCCCGATACAGTCATATCAAGCTGGCCACAATTCGAAAGAATTTTTGGGGGTTTAATAGATACTTCAAATTTCCCATTCCTTTGTAAAAGAGCACTTGAAGCAGGAGCAAAACTCCGGGTATCTTCTATTAAGAAAAACGCTGTATCAGCTTCCATACCTGCAGTACAGAAAATCACATTCTCTGCTGCTCTCGTAGCGCTTAACGTAATCAATCTAAAATTGAATGCCGTAAGTATGGACCCCGTAACTTATGCGGGAGACAGTGATGCTACAATGGCCCTAGTTGCTGCCGAAATAAAATCTCATTTCCCTACTCTGGTAGAGGATGCTGATGTAATACCCGTAGCTGGGGGAGTTGATAATGACCGAGTAATTGTAGTAATTCCCAAAGCAGGTGAAACCCTTGTATTTTCTGATATGTTAGTAACCCTGGGCGTAAGTCAAGCTACTATGGCAGTTGCTGCTCACGCCGGTATCTGGGACAGTACAAATCAGGTTCCTTTATTTGAATTAGCCCCAAAATATGCCGGGTTAGATTACAACAATTTAACTATCACTATTGCGGCTGCCACGAATGGTAATGCTAATTATTTTAATCTCACGGTTACACATACTGTTGAAACTGATATTACTGAAACTTACGAAAACCTTAAAATCACAAATACCACTGCAGCTAATTCCCATTATCTGGACACTATCGTTCAAAGCTCTGCTTTAGTAGATGTAACTTACAAAGACTTATCAGCTTTAGTAGGAGATACTCGTCCTATGAATTTTGTGTATGAGTTTACGGGAGGAACTGATGGCGATGTACTATCTGCTGCTGATTACGTGGGACTTTCTACAACACATACCGGGCTTTATGCTTTTAATCCTTATAATGACGGATATCAGATTTGCTTTCCTGAAATGTCTACTACAGCAATTCACGTAGCAGGAGAGGGTTATGCAAGGACCCGTAAAGACCTTCATTACTGGGCTTATCTTTCGGACCTTACTGCTAATTACCAGGACCTCATTGATGAAGTAGATTTAATCAGTGTGGATTCAAAATATATTATGTATTTTGCAGGAATTGTTAAAGTACTCCATCCCGTAACTGGAAATATTGTTGAACTTCCCGCAATGGGAGATATTGCGGCTCTTGCCGGAGTAAGTGATACTCAGTATGCTCCTTATTATTCTTTTGCAGGTCCTAACAGGGGAGTTCTCTCCAATGTACTTGGCCTTAAAGTTAACTACGGGGGGATGGGAAGTATTGGAGACCTCGATATGCTGGCTAACAGAGGAATTAATATTGTTATTAATCGCGATAACCAGACAATGCTCTGGGGTAACTTTACCGGTTCTCTTGCGAATTCCCCAGAGAAATTTGCAAACGTTGTAAGGTTAGAATATTTTATTAAGAAATCTCTAACCCCTGCCCTGGAACGTTTCATTGAAGAACCCACAGACTTTACAATGACTCGCCAAATGTATTATACTGTAATGCCTTTCCTCAGGAGTCTTAAAGATAACCGTGCTACTTATGATGTTCCCAACTGGCAGGGTGACCAACAGGCTACTAAGCTGGATGAACTTCAGATTAATGCTCCTGCTGATTTTTCATTAGGTAAATATAAGGTGAAAATGTC